AACCGCCGACATGACTTTCAGCGTGCGTTCGAGAATAGCCAGCGTCGTCCCGACCGGCGCTTGCGCGGACATATCGCTGATCTTCATGTCGGCGGCGGACGCGAAGCGGCGGCCTTCTTCAACGATGGTGTTCAGCAGCGAGTAGAGGACTTGGCTCGGCTCCTTATACGGGAGCGGCATGATGTTGTCGCGCATCGTACCCGACGCCACGTCGACGTCACGGAACTCACCGGGACCGATAGGGGTGTCGTCCCCCTTGATGCGCATGCCCTTTGTCTTGAACCCACCCGGCAGGTTCGACAGCGTGCCCGCGTCGACCAACTGGCGAATGAGGCTCGTGCCCGACTTGGCGAAAGCACCGATCAGGTGGATGAGGCCGAAGGCGTAGAAGCCGAAGCCCGGTACGTAAGCGTAATGGACGAAGTGGTTGCGCTTGTGCTTCTTCGGGTCGTCGGGGTTCCAGTTGCGCCGCACCGAGAGGACCTTCTCGGTCGCCTTCTCGATGGTCACCACATAGGGCAGCGCGATGTCGCCGTCGTCATCATCGCGGAACTTGTCGTCCGCGATGAGTAGGTCGACGTGCATCTCCAACAGCTTGAACCGGTCGTCGGTATCGGCGCGGAAACCCATCTTCTGGGCAATCGCCTTCTCGATTTCATCGAAGGTATCGGACGGCTCACCAAGATCGTCGTCGATGTAGAACCCGGAGGCTTGCAGCTTCTTGAGTTCGTTCTTGGTCTTGCGCATGATGTGGGTGACGCGTCCAGCTACTTCCAAGCTGGACGCGCCGTAGGGAACAACGACGTCCTCGGCGGGGACGTACATTGAAACTTGGCGGCCAAGTGCCGGGTCGTAGTAGACCTTCTTGAAGGCGTTGCCTGCCAGCCCCAACCCCCACAGCATCCGCTCGTGCTCCGGGCGGTACTCGATCATCCGCTCCGTAAGCTGGTAATTCATATCCTCTTTGACCCGCGCCGCCGCATCGCGCTTCTCGGTGGTCTCCTTGCCGATGATCTGGGTCTTGACCGGCCCCTGCGCCGGGAAGGTCTCCATCATGGTCTCGGCTTGAAACTTGACCAGCGCCTCCGACAGCATCGGGTGGTAGACACCGCACGCTCCCTGCCATGGCTCCGACCGCTCTTCGACCTTCATCCCGAGCAGTTCCAACCCGTCGACGTACGTCTGTATCCAGTCCTTGCGGCTGCTGATGTCGTCGTCAAAGTCGCTGACGAGGTCGCTCGCCATCTCGGCAAGCTGGCTGTCGTCAAGGATGTCCACAAGGTTGGCGTTGAACTCGTCGTCACCCTCTTTGTCGTCACCCGGCTCAAGGGTGATCTCCATGCTCCCGTCCGGCAGCGTGCCGTCTTCTTCCTCGACCTCGACCTCAATCGGCGGGTCCTGCTGCACCAAGTCAGAGAGGGACAACCCCACGGGGGCCGGGTTCACAGCCTTGTCGAATGACATCAATAGTATCCCTGCTGCCTGTGCGATTTGAAATATACCGGTTCGTCATCTGCGTCTAGCGAAGTAGTCACATAGCCACCTTTGCGGAAGCGATGAAGAGCAAGACTTACGCTATCGACATAATCGTCGTGCTCGCCGCCGGGGAAGCTGGCGACCTCGTCGATGACCTCTTCCGCCCACTGCGTGTTGGGTGCCCACACCCGCCCCGACGCGAACAGATCACTGACCGCGTTCAACCGGCTGATCTTGTCGTTACCCCGGCTGGGGGTGAACTCCTGCACCGGTATACCCATGGCGCGCATCTCGTAGATCAGCGGTGCCCCCGACGCTTTTTTCTCGATGATGATGCTGTCCGGCTCCCACTCGCGGTACTCCTGCACCGCCACGCGCTTGAGTGTCGGGAACTCCATCCGGTCCCGGAAGGCATTGAGCAGGATGATGTTGGCTTGCTCGATCCCGTTGTCGTCAGGGTGGTAGAACACACCCCACGTCGTGCAGGCTGAATAGTCGGCGCGCTGGGTCTTCTCGAACGCCGTATCCCACGCCATCAAAGTGAACTCGCAGTGCGGCGGGCTGCCCTTCTCCCACGTCTTCCACCACTCGCGCTTCACGATGGCGGCGTTGTCGGACGTCGGAGCCTGCTGATACTGGGCCTGCCACTTGGAATTGGGCAGTTCCTCGCGCAGCGCAGAGAGTTCCTTCAACGACCAGAACTCTGGCCACAAGGAGTTCCCGGACGGGAGGATCGCAGGGAACTCGATCACTTCCCACTCATCACCGCCGCGCTGCGCTGCCGCTTTCAGGACCTGCCCCGTGAGGTCCCGCTTCGACCACCGTGTGTTGTGGCTGACCAGCCCGCTGGCGATGAAGTTTTCCGTGTGTGCGATTTCGACGTCAAATACCTCTTCGCGGCCTGCCGGAGTAATCTCGACGATAGGGTCAGCCTCGAACTCGTAAGTACTCCGCAGCCCGAAGGAGCGTATCCGGCGTTTTACCGTATCCCACAGCAAGGTTGCAGTTGTTGCACAAGAGGCCGCGAACCTTTCCAGTGCCGTGGCAATGGTCAATACACAGCTTGCCAGACCAATGCGCGCGAGTGTTGGCAGTAGACGGAGGCTCCCCGCAAACGTCACACCGGTTTCCACGTTCGGCCACCATAGCGTTATACTCCTGCATGGTGACACCATAGCGGTGCTTGATGCGCCGCGACCTGCGCTGCTCAGGAGTAGAGGGCGGAGGGGTATACTGCTTCCGGTAGTAGCTGACGCACATGCTGCGCGAATGAACGGGTCCGCCACAGGCGCAGACTTTACCCTTCCACTTACCATGGTGGCCCATGGGTTTCTGTGCCGCTCCGGGGTGCTTTCTCCGGTAAGACTCTCGGGCTTGGCAGGGATGGCAGAGTCCCGGATGGGACTGAGACCGAGCGGACCGCTCACACCCTTCGTTCCGACAAGCGACATACTTACGGTCAGGTGTTTCAGTCGGGCCCACTTGCGCTCTCCGTTATGCTCCATGAGGAACGGGTGGTCCTCATTTGCACGGATTACCCTGCCAGATTGCGTTTTAACAGTGAAGACGTTATCAACACCACTTGACCGAAAATTGGTAACCCGCGCAGCGGCCATGTGTCCGCCTTCGTACGCGGCTACCCAATCGCCGGGGCGCACGTCGCGTAGTTTCTTTTGGGTGCCGTCCGCCATCAGGACATCGGTATCCCCGACCATACACATAACGACGATGATGGCACCGCCCGGCTGGAGACGCTGACGCGGCCCCGAGGTGTACCATTCGTATGTCTTGTCGTAGATGTCCGGATTGATTTCGGCCAGCGCCGCTTCCTGCTCCGAGTGCGGATCGTCGATGATGAGCACGTCAGCGCCCTTCCCGGTCACCGCACCGCCGACCCCGATGGCAAAATAGTCGCCGCCCTTGGACGTATTCCACCGTCCGGCGGCTTTGCTGTCCGCCGAAAGGGTCAAATCGGGGAAAATCTCGTGAAACGTCTCGGTATCGACGAGATTTCGCACTTTACGCCCGAAACCCACGGCCAACTCCGCCGTGTGCGAGCACTGAATGACCTTTTTATGGGGGAACTGCCCCAAAAACCACGCCGGGAGCAGGTAAGACGCGAACTCGCTCTTGGTATTATGTGTTACAACCCACCCGCGTCCCGCCATGAACAGCCCGTCCTCATTGGCCACTTCAAGACACTGTACTGTTCCGCGCTCGGCTGTTTTGCGTATATCTATGCTGCGGCCCCAATTACCCTGTTTGTCCCTGCACCGGACTGCTTTTCGGGGTAGCCGCGCCGCGTTCGCCAGCTTGAACATGACCCTGAACGACGGCTGGCTGGGCTTCCCTTTATAACCTGTCTGGCGGCGTGTCTTGCGCGCCTGCACTCCCAACCCGTGCAACAAGCAGAGCACGTCATCTATTAACCGCTCATTACTGTTGTTGAAGGTTACCTTCCCTTCCTCGGTAACGTCGCCGTCAGTGTCAATAAGCCCTTGAAGCAGCGACATACGCTGCGCGACAGAGGCGCAGAGATAGGCTTCGGGGATGTGTTTGTCACGCAGGAGACCCTGCTCGCGTAGTGGTTTGTACAACCCAAGCACATTGAACTGCTGGTATTTCGAATTGTGCGTGGTTTTGTACCCCTCGGCCTCCACTTGGGCGCGCATAGCGGACTGGTCACTATACCCGCAGCCGACAGTAGCATTGTAGCTACTCCCATCCCCAAGCCATACACCTAGCATGTACGGCGTTAGGGGTAAGTTGTCCTTGTGTGGGTACTCAGCGGCACCCTGCGGGGGTAGTATCGGGAGGTTGCCCGCCCTACGCCAACTCTCTGTCTCCAACTTATGAAGTATTTCTTGTGTAGAGAGCGTCTGATACGGCCTGTCGTTTGACCCAAACCGCACCGTCCATAGGTGTGTGGCATCACACCTAACCACTTGACCGTCGCTCGTCGTTACTTCGTAGATTTCCTCGTCGTACTCCGCAGATTTACCCGTAACCTGCACAGGTGCGCCGTCCGGGGCGAACACATAATCCCCGACTTCCACGGTTTCCACAGTTTTCCACCCCTGCGTAGTGGGGATTTGTTCTCTTATATCAAGCCGATGCCTAGGCGGCATGTTGATTATCAGCCGCTTAAGCTCCCCGCGCGCCACGCGCTCGAACGCATCCGCCATCTTAGCGTGGTGCCGACCACCGATAAACGAAGGCCAGACTTCTTCTACGAACTTGAGGAACCGCTTGCGTGACAGGGCACGCGTCTTGAGCTTATCTAGCTTATCAAGCTCTGCGAGCAGCTGCTCCTGCTCCGCCGTAGTCAGTTTGGGGAGTATCTTATGGATATCTTTAAGGGAGACGTTTGCTACCGTCACTCTAGGTTTAACTCCTCAAAATCCACGTCAAGTATGCCTAACTCTTCGTCGAGGTCCATACCCAGCGGCTTCACATCTATTATATCCGCATTTAGTAACCGCTTGACCCGCTCCTTAATGGCACTCTCTAGTGCTTCGGGGGAGTTGTAGTTGACGTTTATCTCGCTACGCTCGGTGAATAGTCCAACATCTGAGTGCTTACCAAGCAGCTCAATAGCCTTTAGCTCAAACTTAATGTCCCCACAGTCGGCAATCTCAAGCAGCTTATTAGTAAGTGCGAGACGCACCCGCTCTGCATCGACAGCCCGGCCTTGACCATATGCACGTAAGAAAGCCGCAGCGCCAAGGGCAGCTGGCAGGCTCTGAGTTAGTGGGGTGACTTTTTGGTTATTTATAGCCGCATCTAGTAACGCAGCTTCCTCTTCGAGGTTCTCTTTATTGGACTCTACCGGGGCGCCTAACTGCTCAAGCAACTCAGCTGTATTACCTATGGAGGCTAGTTTATCCGCGAAAGTATCAAAGTCCTCGTCGGACAGGTCAAATGGCACTGGATATTCCGTGCTTGGTTCGGCTTTTATAATAGGCATGTAGTCAAGCTCCGCTTGTAGGAGGCTAATACGGGGTTGTTGTTGGTGCTGTGTAGCAGCGTGTGTGGGGCGTTGTAAATGGGGTGGAGGAAAAACAAAAACAAAAACAAAAACAAAATTCAAACGTGATGTCCCCAGCCGCCTCGCTCGTATGTTTTCTTCCGGTGGCAGTTGGCGCAGCGCACTTCGCACTTAGCTATCTCTTCTTCTACTTTCTTAAGGCTGAGCCCACGGCGTACAGCGTCGGATATGTTGAACTCTTTCGTGCCTTTCTCGCCTACATGGTCGAACTCCAGCACAACGGTGTTTGCCTCCCCGCAATCTACGCAGGGGTTCTTTAGGAGGTGGTTCCTTATATGGGCACGGAGGCGGTTCCGTGCGTTGGTCGAGTTTACCTTTACCTTAGCTATCACCA